GGGGCAGGTAGGGGAATTCGGGGGAGCCTTGCCCGGAGAGGTTCCAGATATTACTCCTGGCCCCGCCCGCAGCCTGGAGGAGATAGCGAGAGAAACAGAGGCCTTGGAGCTCTTCTTATCTCCTAAGCCACAGGACATTGGCCCGTTATCTGTCTTTCCCGAAGCAGGGGCGCTCGGTGGAGCAAGGTCTATGAGGTTATTTGAGGACGCACCCCCGCCTGTGACGGTCGGAACGCCTGACCCCAGAACTGCTTTCGACCGTGAAATGGATATGCAGGTTTTCCAAATGGAGATAGAGAAGATAGAGATGGGTGGGAAGCCTACCGTGTGGCCCCTTACTGCACGGGTCACGCCTGTGGACGCACTAGATGATGTGGTGATCAAACAGATGCAGGAACTCCCTTCTGCCAAGCGCGACGTGATAAATGCCATTGCACGAGAGACCGGAAGGTCCACCGTTGATGTATTCAACTTCATACGGGCCAATATGGCCTCTACTGACGTATCATGGCCTCGCCAGATGGCGATGCTCCTCTTCGGACACCCAACGAAGTTTACGGCAGCGATGGCAGACAGCCTGCGTGCTGCGTGGTCTGCCGACTATGCCAAGAAACTGATGACGGCGATAGAGCAAGACCCTGACTTCATCTGGTATCAGAAGGTGGGTGCTGACTTCCTTCGTCCCCTAGACGGGAAACAGTTCCGACGGTGGGAGGACCTCTCTAATCTGGCCGAGGACTATATGATTCTGGGCGGTGAGCGTCCCTTGAACCGCTTGGCCGCCAATCTCCCGTGGCTGCGGATAAGCGCACGGGCGCATGTCATGGGTATCAACACGATGGCATGGCGCATATTTAAGCAGGATATCAAGAACATCCTCAAAATAAACGAGCAATTTGCCGCGGGCATCAAGAAGGCTCCTGTAGAAGGTTTTAGCGTTGAGGATAATATCCGCGAGGCGTCTAAAATGCTGGCAGAGATGTCTGGTCGTGGCCCTTTGGGTTCATTGAAAGCCCTATCCCCCGCGCTAAATGCTGGGTTCTTCTCAGCAAGGCTCTTCTTAGGGCGACTGATAAGTCCACGACATCTGTTTTCCAAATATCCCTATGTTCGTAAGCAGGCATGGAGAAACTTTATCTCAGGCATTGCAGGCTTTTCTGCGCTCTTGCTGGGGGGGGAGAAAATGGGGCTATGGGAGGTTGAGAAAGACCCCCGTAGCGCAGACTTTATGAAGGCAAGGATAGGGCCCATTAGGATCGACCCCTGGGGGGGATATCAGCAATATGTAGTGCTCTATGGGCGGTTGCTCTCCGTACTAGCGACTGGGCAGGTTGAGATTAAGAGTTCGACAACGGGACAACTGAATCCTGCTGACCCTGTACAGTTAGCAGCACAATTCACACGCAACAAGCTCTCTCCAGGGATATCGAATGTCCTAGAAATGTGGACTGGCAAGGATTTCAAGGGGTCTAAAATAGACCGCCTGGACTGGCAGCGTTGGCTGAAGCGCAACAGCATACTTGCCGCAATGGATATATACGAGGGGTTTGATGCAGAGGGGCTAGTGGGATTGGCCGCGGGCGGAACGGCAGTGTGGGGTGCTGGAGTGCAAGTCTATGACCTTCCTCGGTGGCCTGAACTGGATGAGTATTACAATCTCGATGACGATAAAGAGCGTAAGGCGTACCGTAGAGCTAATCCAGAGAATGAGGCGAAATTGTTCATACGCGGTCAGTTCGTTACTCTCTCTTCCGTAGAGGCAAGGGCTGCGGTGAAATCCATAATGCGTAGGCATAATGTGTCGCCCGTGGATGTACCGGGATACGAGAAGGTATTCGGGAACTTGACCCTTCCCAAGGCCCCTGCTACCCGACCCGCCCAACCTATACAGCAGGGTGTTATAACAGAGCCGACACAGGTGCCGACCGGGGTAGCGCCCACCCTTCCCCCCGAAGGCGAGGCATCCGATGCGCTCAAGTGGATCACTGAGCACTTGAGCCGTAAAAAAGAACCAGCGGTAGCGCCGTAGATATGTGTGTGCCAGGGAACCAGACCATCTTCAGGGCCTGCATGATGCGCCTCAAGTCAATGAATGGGGGCCGCAAGCCGCCTGGGTCAGAGTGCAAGCGCATACTGGACTCCCACGGTGGATGCTTGACTCATCTACCGCAAGGTGCTATATCTAAATAGTCGTTATACAACATACGGTATCCAAAGGGTCTCTGAGGCCGGGGGATTACATATCCTCTGGCCTTTTTGTTACCTAGTGGGGAAGGAGATGGAATGACGACAGAGAATGTTCAGCAAATTGAGGCTGAGGCTGCACAGACCCAAGGGGCACCGCTGGTCGGTGACCCTGATGGACAGGGGCAGGCCGATGCCGGCATTGTTGACAAGGACGCAGAGATAGCGCGGCTGTCCGCTGAAAACGCTAATCTTACCCAGCAATACAAGTCTCTACAGGGCACACAGCAAGTCCACATGAGCGCCCCCGAAGTCATGGCGCGGTTGGATGACCTGGGTGCCGAGGTCAGGACTCAGCGTTGGGAGATGGAGCGTCAGAGGTGGGAGTATGCCGATGTGGATGAGGATACGAAGCGTGAGAAGCTCACCCAGATCAACAAGGAAGAACAGGCTTACCAGGCCACTGGGGAGCTCAAACGCAGTTCGGACCGCATGGCTCAGGAAATAACAGACGCCCTTACTGAGGCGAAGATTGAGCTTGACCATCCCAAGGTGAAAGAGGCTATCCAGAAATGGGGTGCGGCTCGGGGTATCAATGACTATGTGTCCATTGCGATGGACCTGAACAAGTTCATTGTCTCTGAGTCCACCAAGAGAAGCTCTGAACGTGAAGATGGACTGCGAAGGCAGTACAACGTGGAGAATGGCTCTCTAGCGACTGGCACCGGTGGGGGGACTCCCGCGGGTGCAGGTGCTAGCTGGGAGCGAGTCCGGGATGCCTACATAGAGGACCCGAACGACCCGAAGATAAGTAAACAGTATTATGAGATGCGTCGGGCTAAGGGGTTATAGCCCCTCCGTATAAGGAGAAATAATGCCAACGACTACTACGAGCGTCCTGGCTGATACGATACCTACGGTTATCGAAGAGGCTCGGTTCACTGAGCAGTACGAAGAGGTACTCAGCAAGATTTGCTGGCGTATCAATAAGCCATTGCATGACGGTTCCACCATCAACCTGCCTTATTTCGGCACGGTGAGTGCTAACTCCCTATCTGAGGGCGTGGACATGGTGAGCCCGCAGGCCATGACGGACACCAATGTTCAACTCACTCCTGCTGAGGTGGGCACACAAATCCTGCTCACCTACAAGCTGGCGAGGGACAACCAGGAAGACATAATACGTGCTGCGGGCCGCATTCTCGGAAACGCTATGGTAGCAAAGCGTGAGGGCGACCTTGCAGGCCAGCTAGATGACGCGACTAAGAGCCTTGGGGCTGCTGGGCAATCCCTGACTCTCGGTGAAATCGCAGCGGCATGGTCACTCCTTTCAGGTGTGAGCCTTGCCAACGGTGGTCCTGCACCTAAGCCCTACGTCATGGTGCATCATCCCTTTGTCCTTCTGGACATGGTGGATGTGTTCACGCCCCTTGCTCATTCAACTTCCGATCAAATGAACTCGGTTGGTGGTGCTGTCGCGGATGACGTCCTGCGGAACCATACCATTGGTCGCCTCTTCGGGATGACGATCTACGAAAGCGGCAACATCTCCATAGACGCTGATGATGACGCCAAGGGCGGGGTGTTCGCTGCGGGCAGAGGTGGCGGGCTTGTCCTTGCCACTGCCAAGGAGTGGGATGTGAGGCCACAGGACGATGAGTCTTTGAGAGCCACCGAGCTCAACATCGTCGGTGAGTACGCCGTCGGCGAGTATCTCGCAGGATGGATAGTGGAGCTTTATAACGACGCATCTGACCCTGCGTAGGGCAATGAAAGGGCAGAAGGAGAAAAATAATGTCATTCCCACGTTATCTTGAACTGGATTATGGAGCCGAGAAAAAGACTAGCTCTACTATTATAGCCAACCTAGCTCTCGGCACTCGCGGGATAACCCCTGACGGGAGGGTGTTCCGCTATGTAGAAACGGGCGCTAGTGACATTGCTGCTGGCGCTGTGGTACAGGCCGCGGCAGGTACTGCGGCTCACGACAAAGACCTCATTGTAGTTGCAGCCGCGGCTGGTGCTACAACTGTAACTATCAATACATCTGGTACTTACACCGAAGACCAGTATAAAGATGGTTATATGTACATTAACTCTGGAACAGGAGCAGGTGAGTTATATAGAATTAAATCCAATACTGCTGTTTCTGGTGCAACAGGTATGGTATTAACGCTTGATGAACTAGATGGTTTAGTCACTGCCCTAACGGCAGGTTCCTCCAACTGTGAGGTAGGATTGTCCACGAACCCCTATAAGGATGTAATAATATCCCCAACCACAGTAAGCAATGTGGCTATTGGGGTAGCACCTACTCCGCTAACGGCTAATTACTATGGGTGGATACAGACTTGGGGGCCAGCATCTGTCTTGGCTAATGCTGCTGGTGTCATTGGGCAGCACGTTAGGGTAGGCGGGGCATCTACTGCTGGCGGGACTGAAGATATGGACTTCGATGGAAGCAATGAGAACGAGCAACTCATTGGTGTCCAGATGCTTATTGCACCTGCTGCTGCTGACTATGCTCTTGTCTTCTTGCAGATATCACCGTAATAGACCTGCTCTAAGATGCCATTATGCCCATCACAAATGCAATCAGACGCCAGTTAGACAGCCAGGGTTCGGCCCTGACTGGCGTCTGGGGTGGGCCAAAGAAACAGAGGTACTACACGCCTTCGGGCGATGAGGTCTGGGCCATCCCCTCTATAAGAGAGTGGGTCAGTAGGGACGAGAACGGCCAGATCGTGGACCAGGGGACGAGGGACAGTAACCTGGACAAGGGCTGGCTCCTCACCCCTCCTACTGACCTCATGCTGCACTGTGGCGGGTGTGACAAGTGGCATGAGGCCCAGGCAGATGTGGACAAGTGCGTTGAGGCCAAGGCCCTGGTTTCCAAGCAGTGGGAGACCCGTGCGAGGAAGCAGATGGGCGGTAATGCCGGGGGCGGCACTGAAGAGGTGGCTGCGCTGACCACCCAGGTGGAGGAGTTGAAGGCAATGGTTGCTCAACTCTTGAGTAAGGAGTCCAATGGGTAAGTGGTTCAACGAAAACCTGATGGGCACAAACTTCCGGTTCCTGCGCCCTTTGGTGAAGAATACAGCAGGGAGGGAGATAGCCAATGTCACGACTATACATAGCACGGAGGCCGACGCGGCAGGCCCTGTTCCTGAATCAGGAGGGGACGAGGGAGAGCCCAAGCGTGATAATCCCGTTAGGGAAGGTGGTAAGCAACAGCGAGCTCGACGAGCTAGTACAGTCCGCGCTAGAAAAACAAGGAGTACCAAAGGAAAAGTTTCACGAGCTAATCGAGAAAGCGGAACTTGATTACGAGTACCGCCGTAAGCTGGATGAGGCCCGTGCAGAACTGAGGATGCGGATCAGGGAGCAGGCCATATACTCCAACCTACGTTGGGGTGGCCTGAAACCGCCGAAGAAGAGAAGCCAAGTAAAATAATCGCCAAAGGAGAGAGAGAACATGGCGAACCAGATCGCTTACGAAGCGCTAAATGTTACCACAGCCGCTGTCGGCCCGACTGCGGCTACTGTGACGCAACTTGCGAAGGCTGCGGTCTTCTTCCTGGAGCCTGGGACTGGACAGGTGCGCCACCGGGCTGACGGGACTGCCCCGACCGCTAGTGTGGGCCTGCCGATACAATCAGGCGGGCATATTGTCGTTGTCGGCAACGGCAACATTATCAACGCCCAGTTCTTCAGACACTCTGAGGCCGCGTCTGACGGGACTCTCCATTGCATGTACTACGATGCCGTAGACATTCTTTCGTTTTCCCCCAACGGCAGCATTATGGAAGGCCCCGTTGCCAGCGATGCCGCGGAACGCGGTAATCCTGTCCAGATAGGCGGAAGTGTTGATAACTCAGGTCCTGTTGCGGCAGGGGAAGGTGATGTCCGTCGGATAAGAGTTACACCGAAGGGATTTGTTCTTACAACGCCCTACATATCCCGCAATGACGCTGTCGATGGGGTGGGGTCTTCCAACGCTCTGTTTACCAGTATCATTGCAGATGACACTGAGGTAACTCGG